TAACATTTCCATCTTCTACGAGCCTGTCTCAGTCTTGAATTAGGATCTTTCGCAGCCTTTGGAAACTTTTTCATTTGTCCTGCACTTCTAGCACAATATGATTTACGTCGTTTAGCAGCTTTAGATCCTGGTTTGACTTTGCCAGTGACCGCTGTTTTTAATTTAGAGCCGGGATTCATTCTTCTATAGGCAGCGACACCGGCTCGTGTCATACCTGCGCCCGACTTAGTCGAACGAAAATTCTTTTTGTTTCTGGCAGGCATGTTATCTTGTTTTCTCAAACTAAACCTCCCATACTCATTCTTTTTCTTTTTGGTGCAAAAGTTGCAGCTCTACTCGGTGTCGGGCCAGTATTTGATTTCGCTTGTTTTCTTCTTACGGCACCCGCACGTTGCCCTTTGCTCATCCGTCTTGCTTTTGCAATAGGCACGCATTTTGGATAATTTTTTCTTTTTTCTCCACCACTTCGTCCACACTTCGGGTATGAACCATCGGATCGCTTGTTTGCAATATCGACCCAATTCTCTTTGACCCATGCTCGTAGACCTTTTTTGGCCATTAGTAGACCTTTGTTTTCTTTCTTCTGTTAGACATTACTTTGCCACAACCTTTAGCAACAGAACCACCAGAACCATACATAGGTCTGATCATACCGCCACCCATTTTTTTAGTTCGTCCTTTTTTACCACCAGGTGTAATTTTACCAGAACAAACTCCAGAAGCATACATATTAGCATACGCGCTTGGGTACACTTTAAATTTTCGCTTCGCTGCGGCCTTACCTTTTGGACAGAGTTTTGCCATTATTTTTTCTTCTTATATTTTGATACTTTTCCACCTTTCTTAGCAACCATTCTTTTTGGATCGTATCCAAATTTTTTTGCTAACTCAGGTTTCTTTTTTGCTAGCTTAGCTAAGCCAGGGTTTTTACTTTTACTTATTGCTTTTGCCATTATCCTCTTCTCGCTTTCCCAAATCCTTTGATTTGAATTGATGTTTTCTTTTTACGTCTAACTGCTTTTCCACCTTTTTCAGTTTTAACGATTCTACCACCTTTAGCTGCCATAGCATTTAAAAACATTTCATCATTTGCCATATCTTGTGGTGTCATCATTTTTGGTCTTGGTAGTATAGTTCCTCTGTTTCGATCTGGTATACCACCTGCAATATCTAACATATTTGGTCTAACAAATGCTGTTCTAAATCCATCATTAGCATCAGCAGAGTTAATCATTGCGTTTCTGTTTCTTGCATTCATAAAAGCTTTTCCTAGTCCAGCAATCGCTGCACCGGCACCAAGAGCTTTTATAAGTTTTTTTATTTTTTTCTTTGCCATTATTTTTTACCTCCATTACGGAATATTTGTGTTCCCTTTATACCATATATGCTCGCGACTACAAGTATCCATAAATTTGTGAACCATGACGGGAGCTGCGAGAACATCTCAAAGAACAATTTTACCTTGTCCATTGCAGTTGGGTCGTCAGATACGACTGCCCAGGCGAGCACTGCCACGGGCGTGCTTAAAATTATCAAAACTGCCTCGTCTTTCCAGTCTGATTGTCTAGCTTCAAGTAATTTTCCCTGGTAAGCTTCCTCACCTTGGGCCATTTTTTGTGCATGCATCAGTTGTGCGTCTGACATTGCCATTTTTGTACGTTGTTTGTTAGCATAAATCTTACTTCCTGCAGAAATTGCTAATTTTATCGCTGAAAACCACATATTTTTTACCTTTTACCTCTAATTATCGCTACATTACCAATTGGTTTGTCCATTTTTGGTGCTGAAGGGATTGTTTTACTTAAAATTGTCTTCTCAATCGAAGTATTTGCTCTTAATTTAGCTAATTCTTCGTTTTGATCCAACTTATCTTCGTTATTTTCTTGTGCCATCATTGCTTTCATCTTGTCAAGATTCAACCTTTGATCTGCATCCTCTGCTTTTCGTGCATCATTCATTGCTCTTAGGTCTAATTCTCTTGCTTTTAGTTTAGCAATTGGATCATTTCCTAATTGACCCATAATTTGATTCTCTTCTTCCTTAAATTCTTGAGTCATTTCTGCAATTAGTTTTGCTTTTCTAGCTTCTAAAGCCATACTGATTGTTAAAATCTGTTGTTGTGTGTTTGGATCTTGTTGCAACATTGGGTTTTGTTGTACTGCCATTTGTAATTGTTGTAGTTGTTGTAACTCTTGCATAAATTCTACTTCTATTTGTTCTTGTGCCATAAATGCAATGTGTTCAAATATATTTTTTTCTAATGCACCAAGCACTGCAGGATTATTTCTAGCTAAACTTGTTGCCATAAAATTTAAGTGAGTTGTAATATGTGATCTATGATCTTGACCTTTGAATGCTTGGAAAGGTTTACCTGACATAGCTAAAATATTTTCAGAAGCTGGATCCATTGGCATAGGTTGTTGAGGTGGTGGTAATATCTGATCAATATTTTTTACACCAATTGCTTCATACATATCTCTGTATGCTTCATACATGTTGTGTATCTGTGGGTTAGACATTGCAAGTTGTAGCTCTGTTTGAGCTAAACTTATTCTTTGTGATTGTGAAAATATATTTGGATCTGCAACCGGTATAATATCTATCTTGTCATCAAAGTCTTGTTGCTTAATCATTCTTTGTGCACCAACAACATCATAAGGATATTCTGGTGGTAGATATTGTGCAAATACATCTGCTAATAAATTAAACTCTTGTTTCATTGCAGCATACATTCTTTTGTGTATTGCTGACATAACTCTTGAACCACGTTCTAATAATGCAATAGTTGTACCAACGGCTGCTTGTTGATTGCCGTCTCCAACTTGCATATCTGCAATTGCTGCAAATCTTTGGCCTGCTGAAACTACAACACCCATCAATTGTAATAATGTTGCTGATGGTTCTTTAAAAGGTAAAGGCATAAATGCATCTCTGATGTTACCACCTGGAGCATCTACATCTCTGAACTCACCTGGTTTGATTGCTTCAGCTTCATCTCTTAATCTGATACCTCTTTGTTTGAAACCTGCAGGTAAGTTTGAAAAAGTTCCTGCATCAATCAAAGATCTTAACGTTGCTGTTGCAGTTTTAGATAAACCACCAATCATGTGTATTAATCCAAAACCGTAAAAACCAAGACCTGGTAAAAATTTAAAGTGTACAAAATAATCTATTTTTTTTCTAAGTGGATCATCTTGTTTGTAGTTTCTTCTAATCGATAAAACTTCTTTACTACCTTGATCTAATGTTACAATGTATGGTAGTTTAATTCCTGTTACTTCACCTGTTTCCATATCTTTATCTTCAAAGCCTTCAAGATCTAAATCAGTATGAAATTCTAAAATAGTAAAATCAGTTTCGTCTTTTGTTTTTCTAATTCCTTCTACTTCTAATTCTTTTTTGTCAATCTCTGTATCTTGTGTGTATCCAGGTTGAATCTCAATGTCTCTGTAAAAACCAGATACTTGTTTTTTTCTTAAATCGTTTTCTGACATTTTTAATCTGTGTACAACTGCTTCTGCATCCTCCAAAGATGTTGCAGTGTATGGAACTATCAAATCGTCTGATGGAATAAATTTAGACACGGCTCTGTCCAGAAGTTCATCGTAATAAACTTTCTTAAAGGCAGAGCCGCTAAGAGGGAGATAAAAAAGCATCTGATCGAACTCGGGTTCATACTCTTTCATCTTATTCATGAGCTGATAGTTCATGAAATTTTTTACTCGTGAGGCTTGGTCTTCTTTTTGTCTATTAACTACACCCATGATTTGAGTGTGTACTGGACCTTTAGCCGGAAGTAATTCTTTGTAAGCTTGCGCTTGAAACTGTGTGACTGCTTCTCCTAACACTGGGTGTGTTACACCTGAAGCACCATCAAATGGTTGTGTTCTATCTTCATATTTAAATCCTAAAAGATCTAAACCTTTTACATAACTATCTTCCCACTCTTTACGAGAAGATTTGTAATTCATGTAATTAGTAAAAAGTTCTGAACCTAATCTACCTAAAATGTCATCTGGTAAAATATCTGCTAGGTTATCGAAATGTGTGTCTGTGCCTTCTTGATTAATTTTGTTTGGTTCAAAGTTTACATCTACTGAACCATCTTCATTTTCTTGTATGTCTACGCCTTCACCACCTTGTGATTCTATTACTTGTTCTTCTGCTAAAGCGACTTCTTCGTCACTAGGCGTTGTTACGCTGTTCTCTACTACGTTTGGTAGAGCTTTGTCTATTGTTGACATTTGTTTTTTTCTCCGAGTTCTTTACCACTATAATCTTTTTTCCAGGCACATTCAACCCCTGTGGATTAGGTCCGCTTTTTGGGGGTGGTCCCCCTCCTGGAATTAATTTAACCATTATTCGTCTAATAAACCTAAACCTTGTATACCAAGTGAAGCCGCAAATCCACCTATTCCTAATCTAGATAATCCAGTTAATGCAGCTCTTGATAAACCTAATCTAGCTACTTTTCTAACAGTTGGACTTAATCCTCTTGTTAATCTTGGGGTTTGATCTGCAAACGCAGGATATAAATAATTTAATGGATCTGTTGCAATATCCATTGGTGAATCTCCAGCAGCAACCTGTGATGCAATATCACCGACTGCAAGAGGTGCAAGTAATGCAGGTGACGCTGCAACTCCTAATCCTCTACCTAAAACTCTTAAACCTGTTTTAGCTACTCCAGGTTTTTTTCTTTCAATACCTGGAGCTCTAGC